TCAGGCTTGAAGCAATGATCAACAAAGATCCATTCAATGCCACCCAGTGGGAAAGCATTACACCACTCAGGTTCACCATGAACAATATCAAGCTTCTCATCATATTCTTGTATGACCACCATGTGTAGATTGCGATCTATCTTCGCTTCCAGTTGTTCAAGTGTCGAAGACTTGGACGCTTCTGGATAAACAGCTACATTGGAATAAATTCTTTTGTATTTGTCATCGCGCTCTATGAGAGTTCGCGGCACTTTCGCTGCTGCCGCAATGCGTGATATGATCGCGCCTTCTGATGTGTACTGTTGCTCTTTTGGAACGAACATGTTGTGAATCGCTAGACCGGTAAGGCCAAGAGCCCCAAGTGTCAAGAGACCTGCTGTAACAGGATCTCTTTCTACTTTCTTCCGCATGTCACGCAAGACATCGGAAATCTTTGCTCGAGTCTGACCAATCAAATCAACAGCTCTATCACGCCACGGTTGATCTTCTGGGATGAAATCATCTTCTGTTGGCACAGCGTCCAATCCAAAAGTAAAATCATCAGGAGTCAATGGTTTATCTGAGAATTCCTTACTAATTAAGTCTTGGAAATATGTACTCGAGATACCACCAGTCTCCTTCTTCAAACCGGGTTGAATAAAAGCTTCAGATTGATTCACCAAGGGGACAAAATCACCATCAAGAGCACACTTGGCACAAGGCAGTGTGTACAATGAATGGTGTTCACAATGTTGTTGATTGTGAAGATCCGTAGAAGAAGAGACTATCTCCTCCTGAAGAGCAAAATATCCAGGTGTGATGTTTTCCAAATAGTCGATCAAATCAACAATGGTCGCACTTTTCTTAACTGGACGGATGCCCCACAGATCTTGCATGTCATGACCCAAGACTCGTTTTACATCAACGACTCCTAGATCAATATCCCAAGCATCAGGCATGGAAGTCTTCGCGAATTTAGGATGGAGTCCACCGGTTGGCCCAGTAGAATCCTTTCGCAAAGCGACGTCAATCACAAGGTCAAATCTTCGCATGATTGAAGCGGGATTAACCGAAAACAAAGAAGCGTGTAAGTCCTTGGTGTTTGTCGTGACGACAACCAATTTACAACGAATGTCCATCTTGCCCTTTTTGTCCGCTTCCGGACTAAGAGCACTACAGTGCATGTTGTTGATAAACTGAATCAAAACGAATAGGGGATTGCCATCAGCCTTTTCGGGCTTAGTATTTCCCATGTCATCAAAACATACGCAAATGTGTTGAGATCGAAAATCGGATTGATATTTGTCGTTTCCATTGATCGTACAAGAGTACTCCTTTCCTTCAGGAAATCCATTGGCTCTGCACACAGCATGTGTAACTAACGTCTTAATGGCACTCTTGCCAACTGACGAAGGTCCTCGAATTAGGACTGCATACGGTTTTATCCGTAGTCCACTTTCGTGCCAATGTGCTTGGAGATCACATGCGAGCTTGTCAAGAGTCACTAAACGCTGATTGTACTCACGTACTAACAGTGGTTGATCAAAGACTTTCTTTTTCATAGCAAGCATTGCGAACGATGTTGAAGTCAACATAACAAGAATCGCAGACTCATCTTTAATTCCGTATTTTTCATCAGCTAACTTCATCTGGCCAGTCATGTTCAAATGAATGGCATCCACGCACTTCCGGTATTGGGTATCTAGCTCATCGGCATCTTCATCGAAGATCAGCAAAGCATAATTCTTAGTCAGAATTGCTGGTATCACTGAATCAGCAAGCCAATCCAAAGTGCCAAATAAATGGTGAAAAATGGAAGGGTGTGCCTTACGTATTGCCGTCACATGAATGATCTTAAACACTTCATCAGTTAGACCATTTGTTGCTTTTTCAGGCATCATACCTCCTAATATCAGAAGATTTAATAGCCCTGCGAGCCGTTTACCGAACGCTCCTTGGGTTAAGGTCATCCAGTTTTGGGAGAACCATCCCGTCTCTCCTTTCAAGCCGGGTGTAATAGGTTCCCATTCAACATCAACACGTTCTCCCGAAGAATCTTCCATCAGGATTTGTTTGACCCATCGCATTACTTTCTTAGTCAAGCTCTTGCCAGCAGTCCAAGTTTTAATATACTGGACAATAGGAATGAGCATTTCAGAAAGACTATTGCGAGATTGGAGATCCAATAATAGGAGAATTAATCCTTCAAGTCGGGACAAAAGTGCATCATACACTTCATCACCTTCCTCAAATTGGACTGTTCTCTTAATTGAATCCATCAAACGCTTTATGCTGTCTGTTGTGTCGGAGATCGTGCATACCGTATCCTTTAATTTGCACAAATCATCCAAGAAGCCAATCTCAGGTTGAAGAGATTTAAGGGCTCCATAATAGGAATCGATCTTTTTGCGTTTAGGAGGGGGAGGTTGAACGCGGAGGGTTTGCTGTCGACATAACTTTTTATAATTGATCTTCATTTTCTCGCGTTCGTGCACGAGTTTAGCATCAACGTAATAATGCGCATCATCAATAGCAGTCTGCATCAATATTTGGTTCAAATTGCGATCATCAGATGGATCACCCATCAACACTAGTTGTTTTGCTACATCCATTTCTTCTTGCAGTTCTTCTAATTTACATAAAACTTTTTCTGTTGTTTCCATTAATTTTTCTTCTTTTTCTAGTTTTTCTTGTTTAAATTGTTCATATGCATCTTCTTCTAACTTA